TTAACGAAACATATAAAAAAATATCATTAGATATGACCCAAACTGAATTTCAAAGAGAAGTTGGTCGTTTAGAGGTATTAGGTGAACTATTAATAAGAGAAAAATAAAATGAGCAATTTCGATTTAAAAAAATATTTAGCTGAAGGTAAACTATATGAAGCTTTAATGGCTTGCCCTTTACCTACTCAAAACCTAGAACTAAATACTAAAAATAGAGACTTATCTATTAAAGCAGATTATATTAAATATGGTCCTTTAAATGTTAATGAACCTGGAGATTTTTGGGAAGAGTTAGCAGGACATTGGGATACAACAGTTAAAGCAGCTCAACAATCTTTATGTGGTAATTGTGCAGCATTTGATATATCACCAAGAATAGAAGATTGCATGCCTGGTCCTCTATCAGACGATGATGGTAGATTAGGATATTGTTGGATGCATAGTTTCAAATGCCATTCAGCTCGTACTTGTAGAACATGGGCAAAAGGTGGCCCTATAGTTAAAAATACTATATCTTATGAATGGCAAGAACGTAAAGGAGAATGATAAAATTAATAGACATATTAAAAGAAATAAACCAACCATCTCCTCCAGATGTATTATATCATTTTACAACTCCTGAAAATTTTGTAAAAATATTAAATTCTGACCGGCTAAAAGCCCATCCTAAATTTAACCAAATCTCATTTACAGAAGACCAGGATTTATGGTCATTTCAAGAATTTCCAGATTCAAACCAAGAAATAGGGTTTCGAATGGCTTTTGAAACAAATAGTTTACCACCTGTAAAACCATTTACATTCCAAGGTGCACCTGGAGAATTTTTAGAACATGAAAAAGAATGGGTAACTACATCTGGTGATATAACAGATATAGAAGGTAGATTAACAGGATCAGGCACTCTAGAATTAGTAGCACTTAAATATTGGAAACAATACCTCCAAGATAATACTCCAGGATACATATTTAAGATGATAAAATTTATATGACCCCATACACAGACATAGAAGTTACAGACACCTACATCATTCGTGAATTTAGCGAAAATATAGATCCTATTGAATTGATGTGGCATAGAGATAATGAACATCGTACTGTAGAGATTATTGGTAAAACAGATTGGAAAATACAACTTGACAACACTTTACCGACTTCTCTAAATGAGTCAATATTTATACCTAGACATTTATATCATAGAGTGATTAAAGGTACAGGAACACTTAAATTAAAAATATATAAAAAATAAACATAAAATGAATAATCCAAAACTAATACAACTAATCCGCGAATCAATCAATGAGTATATTCGTGAAATTGATGAAGCAGGTAATGTTGCTGCTTTAGAGGCAAAAATGCATAAAACTCAAGAAGCTATTGAACTTCGTGAGAAAAAAATGAACATGGAAGGTATCGATGAAGCATATCACGACATGATTGATAAAGGTAAAATGAAAGAACTTAGTGGTGAAGTTAAAGCATTAAAGAAAAGTTTAGCTAAGTACGAAAAACAATTAGAAAAACTTAAAAACAAAGGTAACAAAACTGAAAAAGTAGAAGATACTGAAGAAAAAGAAGAAATCATTGATGAAGTTTCAATTGATGAAAATGAAGGAATGGAATACGAAGGGATAAGTGAATCATTAACTCCTGAAGAGGAAGAAGAATTAAATACGATTGAAGACGAAATACGCTACGCAGTTAATTCTGATTCAGCAGGCAATCCAAAAATGAAGGAAAGATATGATTATTTAAAAAGTAAAAGAGATGAAATGGGTGAAACCATGAATGAATCATTTTTACACATGCAAAAACTAGCAGGTATCCTTTCAGAAACTGAATACAAAGCTAAAGTTGAAGAAGCTAAAAAAATGACAGCTGCTCAAAAAGAAAAGAAAGAAGATATCGTAAAAGGTATGAAGAAATCTAAAAACTTTGGTAAGTCAAAAGACGAAAAAGCTAAAATGTATGCTACTGCTACTAAATTAGCTACAAAATAAAAAATAAATCTTATAGAACACATTCATAGCGTGTTCGCCTAATTAGGTAAATTTATGAAGCTGTGGCTCACTCAAAAGGTGAGCCACTTTTAATTTGGAGGACAAAAAATCATTTCATATGTTTAATTAAATTAAAGGTTATGAATATATTTTATATTAATGAAAATCCGATTATCGCTGCACGTGAATTAGCAGACGATCATATTCGCAAAATGCAAATTGAAAGCGCACAAATGTGTTGTACAGCACACTGGGCTATTGGTAATGAAGCACCATACAAACGAGCACACCTCAATCATCCATCAACAAAATGGGTTAGAGAATCGATTCACCATTACAGATGGCTTATAGCACACGGTCTTGAAATTTGTAATGAATTTGAAAAACGTTATGGTAAATCCCATAAAACAAAAGAAGTATTGGATTGGTGTAAAATAAATGAACCAAACATTCCTGATAATGGGTTTGTAGCACCTCCACAATGTATGCCTGATGAATTTAAATCAAAAAATACATTGGAAGCTTATAAAAGATTTTATATATTAGATAAAGTAAAAATTAAAAAATTAGATTGGAAAAAATTAAACAATAAACCAGAATGGATAAAAGAATAGTAATCATAGGAGCAGGTGTAGCAGGTATTAATGCTGCTACTAAATTAGTGGATAATGGATATCCTGGAGAATTAATTACAATTATTGATAAAGGAAATGACCCACACAATCGTTTACCTGAAGAAGTAATGACAGGTATGCTAGGAGCAGGAGGTTGGAGTGACGGTAAATTAACATATCATACTGCAATTGGAGGTCAATTAGCAAAATATTGTGGTGAAGACAAAGCAATGGATTTAATGAAACAAGTAGTAGATAACTTTACTCGTTTCCATCCTAAACCAGATGAAATATCTTTATCCAACCCAATTGAAGAACCAGAATTTATTAAACCATATTTTGGATTACGTTTATTCCCTGTATGGCATATCGGTTCAAATTATTTACATGAAATTGCAGTTGCTTGGTATAAGTTTTTAATTGATAAAGGTGTTAAATTTATATGGAATGTAGAAGTATCTGATATTCTTTTTAAAGAAAATTTAGTATGTTTAAAACATACATCTAAAGAAGATTGGATTTTTTACGATGAATTAATATTCGCAGTAGGCAAATCAGGTATTGATTTTGCTCAACAACTAGCAGATAATTATGAATTACCTAATGAACCTAAATCAGTACAAATTGGAGTACGTTTTGAAGCACCACAAAAATATTTCCAAAAATTAATTGATATTAGTTATGATTTTAAATTATATCAAAAATTTGACAATGTATCATTACGTTCATTTTGTACAAATAATAATGCAGCTTATGTTGCAGTAGAAGAAACATATGGAGATGTTACTTACAATGGTCATGCTAAAAAAGGAGAAGAATTTAGAAACAATATGACTAACTTTGGCATATTAATGGAAATTAAGGGCATTGAAAATCCATTTGAATGGAGTAGGGATGTAGTATCTAAAGTACAAAAACAAGGTACTGGATTATATTATTCACCCAACAACTTTAGAGCACCATCTCAAACATCTGAAGATAATATAGTATCTGCTACGCCAATTAATTGGTTAGATTTAAAAAAAGTAATGCATTCATTTGATGGATATTTTGATCATATCCTTAACTTTATTGACCAAATGAATAAAGTATTTGAATTTGGAGATGATTGGGGTATGTATATTCCTGAAGTAAAATATTTAAGTCCTGAACCATTAGTAAATTATACTAATTTATCTTTAACAGAGTATCCAAATGTATATTTTGTAGGTGATGCTTTATCTGCTCGTGGAATTACTGTAAGTGGAGCGCATGGAATTTATGTTGCTGAATATTTATTGACATAACCCAAACCCCTGCTATTATGGAAGAATACGATGAATATCCAGACTTTATTGAAAGTTTTTAATCTTGTTTTGTTCCATAATATTTATAGATAAACATTACATAATACATGGAAAAATTAATTAAAGTAATTAGAGAATTAGTAATTGAAGAAATGAATAATGTCTCTGAAATGGCTAGACCCGGCCAAGTATACAAAGTTGGAGATAAAAGTAAATTCGAAATATTTAAAGACTTAAATTCTAGTGTTGATGCCAAGTATAAATGGGTAAAAGACATGATGGATATTGTAGGAAAAGCAGGTGATAGTGGTGTTTCATTAGAAAACCTATTAGATACTTTAGCTAGACAATACAAACATAATAAAACATCTCAAGAAGCAAACGTATTTCTTAGTCCATTCCTTAAAGATGGATTAGTAGCAGTTGCTGGAACTACATTTGCTCCTAAAGAAAAACCTGAACCAGGTGGAGCTAAAGGAAGACCTGCAAGTGAAAAAACTTTAATTGCTAAAGCTGTTGATCAAAAATTACAAGCAGACAATAATTACCAAGCAAACGCAGAAGAATTAGAAGCATTAGGAGCTGAATTCATTGAAAAACTTAGAGCACGTGTTAAAGGAACATTGAAGCGTGGTCGTCCTTCAAATCCAGCTAAAGCTAAAGATGGTATGATGAAAGATTTAAAAGGTTTAATGAGTATGGATACTGATTTTGATGGTGAAATTGATGATTTAGATGATGATTTTGAAGATGAAGATTTCTTACAAGAAAATACACTAAATGAATCATTTACTCGAATGCAGAAAATAGCAGGTATAATAAAATAAAATTAAAGAAAGGCTTGGATTACCAAGCCTTCTTTCTTATATTCATCAAAAATAATAAGTTATGCGAATTGGATTCACAGGCACAGTTTCTGTAGGTAAAACTACATTAGTAAACTCATTAAAAGAATTACCTGAATTTAAACACTATAATTTTGCTACAGAACGTAGTAAATATTTACGTGATTTAGGAATACCTTTAAATACAGATAGTACATTAAAAGGACAAACGATATTCCTAGCAGAAAGATGTAGTGAATTAATTCATACAAACATTATAACTGATAGAACTATAATTGATGTGATGGCATTTACACTTAATGCTCAATCAATTAGTACAGTTGATAAACACGAATTTGAACAATATGCTTCTCGTTTTATTGAAGAGTATGATTGGATATTTTATGTTAGTCCTGCTGGAGTAGAAATAGAAGACAACAATGTACGTACTACTGATACTGTTTACCGCACTCAAATTGATCAAACAATTAAACATCTATACTCAGAGCATTTATGGAGAATTAAAAACTTCGGTATTATTGCCGGTTCTAACGAAGATAGACTGAAACAAATAAAATCTTATCTAAACATATAATATTTATAATCAAAACTCTATATAAATGAAACATAAAGACTTATACAATTACATTAAAACTGAAATTATTAACGAATTAATAGAAGGTAAAGCTGAAGATGATGCTGCTACGGCTGCGGCTTTAAAAAATCAACAAGCTCAAATAGCTGCTGCTACTGCTGCCTCTGCGGCTGCTGATGCTGCTAAAAAAGCTGCAGATAAGAAAAAAGCAGAAACTACATCTGATCAAAAACCAGGATTAACAGAAGATGGATTAAATGAGATGGGCCGTAAAGGAAAAGGATATAAACCTGGTGCCAATTTATCAAAAGCAAAACAAGTATACACTGCTAGTAAATTAGCTCAAATATTAGAATTAATAGAAAATGCTGGTGAAGATGGTATTACTGCAAAGGAAATTCAAGCCGCTACTGGTATTAAAAATTTACCTCAACTTTATCCATTATTAGGACAATTAGCAGCTATTGGTGCTATTATTGATCCTAAAGTTACTGCAGGTGTTTCTGAGCCTGGAATTGAAGAACCAGAAACTACAGAACCTGAAATGGCTGATAAAGATGAAGACGAAATTGAAATTGAAAAAGACGAATACGAACAACCAGAAGAGGAAGAAGATATTGAAATCGAAGTAGAACCATCTGCTGCTGATCTTAAAGCTGCTGAAAAAATTACTGGTACTCCTTCAGGTAAGGAAGCAGAAATTAACACAGTAGTATCAAAAATTAAAACTATAGCTGGTAAAATAGAAAACTTAGAAGGTAGTGAATATGATATTAAATTAAAAGCTTTAAAACAATTTGTTGCAAACAACAAAGGTTTACTTAAAGGTGTTGATTTGAATAGTATCACTAATGGATTAATTTCTTAATGAAGTGGTTAAAAGATAATTTTCTCTTTATTGTAATTATTGTATTAGTTATTATAATTTTATTACAAAAATGTGGGGGTAAAAACATAGACACCCCCACTATTATTAATAAAATAGATACTACATATGTTACTGTTAATAAAGAAATTCCAACATATATTCCTAAGTGGAAAATTAGAGTAGAACATGATTTTATTCATGATACTATTACTAAAATAGACACAGCATATGTTTTGGGAGATTATTATTCAACTTATGTTTACCAAGATTCATTAATAACTGATACTTTAAAACTTCACATTAATGATTCTATCTCAAAAAATAAAATTAAATCAAGAAATATAAAATATCAATTAACATACCCTGTAATAACTGTTACTAATACTATTATAGAAAAAAAACACGAACTGTATTATGGGTTAGGTTTAGCAGGTGGTAAAGAAGGTTTAAATGGTTTTGGTCCTGAATTACTATTAAGAACCAAAAATAAATCAGCTTATGGTTTAGGAGTTGGAATAAATAGAAACTTCCAACCAATAATAAGCTTTAAAATGTATTGGAAAATAGGAAAAAAATAAATGTCTCAAGATCTCAAACAAATAATAAGAGAAGAATACATCAAATGTGCTCAAGACCCAGCACATTTTATGAAAAAATATTGCCACATTCAACATCCAACTCGTGGTAGAATTATCTTTAATTTATATCCATTTCAAGGTAAAGTATTAAATTTATGGAGAGATAATCCATATTCTGTAGTACTTAAATCACGCCAATTAGGTATATCAACTTTAGCAGCAGGTTATTCTTTATGGTTAATGTTATTTCATAAAGACAAAAACGTGTTATGTATAGCAACCAAAGTAGACACAGCTAAAAACATGGTTACTAAGGTAAGATTTATGTATGATAATCTTCCTTCATGGCTTAAAGGATCTAAACCATTAGAAGACAATAAATTATCTTTTAAATTACCAAATGGTTCTCAAATCAAAGCAGTATCAGCAGCTGGTGACTCAGGTCGATCAGAAGCCGTTTCTTTACTAGTAATAGATGAAGCCGCATTTATTGAAAATATAGGTGAAATATGGGCATCAGCTCAACAAACCCTAGCTACTGGTGGTGGTGCAATTGTATTGTCTACACCTTATGGTACTGGTAATTGGTTTCACCAAACATGGGTAAGAGCAGAAGCTCAAGAAAGTGATTTCCTCCCAATTAAATTACCTTGGTATGTTCATCCTGAAAGAGATGAAGCATGGAGAAAAAAACAAGACGATTTATTACAAGATCCTAGACTAGCAGCCCAAGAATGTGACTGTGACTTTAGCACATCTGGAGATATAGTTTACTACCCAGAACACCTAGAATATTATTCAACTACTCACGTAGTAGAACCTATGGAGAGAAGAGGTGTAGATAAAAATTTATGGATTTGGGAATCACCTGATTATACTAGAAATTATATGGTTGTGGCGGACGTAGCTAGAGGAGATGGAAAAGATTACTCAACATTTCATGTATTTGATTTAGAAACAAATGCTCAAGTAGCTGAATATAAAAGTCAATTACCTCCAAAAGAATTTGGTTATTTACTTTGTGGTATAGCTACTGAATATAATGAAGCATTACTTGTAGTTGAAAATGCAAATATAGGTTGGTCAACACTTGATTCTATATTAGAAAGAGGATATAGAAATCTTTATTATTCACCTAAAAGTGACAATATAACTTCTGATTCGTACCTTAGTAAATATGATGATATATCAAAAATGACCCCTGGTTTTACTATGTCACTAAGGACTCGTCCATTAGTAGTAAATAAAGGAAGAGAATATTTTGGAGATCACAGTGTTATTATTCGCTCAAAACGTTTAATTGAAGAAATGAAAGTATTTGTTTGGAAAAATGGTAGAGCAGAAGCACAATCAGGATATAATGATGATTTAGTTATGTCATTTAGTACTGGAATGTATGTTAGAGATACAGCATTGAAATATAGACAACAAGGAATAGAATTAACAAAAGCAACTTTAAACAATATACAAAAACCATCTCAATACCAGGGAGCTTATTTTTCATCGGGAACGGATAATCCATATTCAATGAAAACACCTGATGGAAATGAAGATATTAGATGGTTACTATAAAAAAATAAAATAAAATGGCAGATACAAGTATATTTACTCGATTAAAACGATTATTCTCAACTGATGTTATAATTCGTAATGAAGGTGGAAACCAACTTAAAATTATGGATACTGATTCTATCCAAAAAAGTGGTGAATACCAAACTAACTCTGTAGCAGATAGATATAATAGAATATATTCTACAAACGCTACATCTCTCTATGGTCAACAATTAAATGTTAACTACCAATACTTAAGAGCACAATTATACTCAGACTATGACGTAATGGATACTGATGCTATCATAGCTTCGGCTTTAGATATCATTTCAGATGAATGTTCATTAAAAAATGAAATGGGTGAAGTACTCCAAATCCGTAGCTCAGATGAAGATGTACAAAAAATTCTTTATAATTTATTTTATGATGTTTTAAACATAGAATTTAATTTATGGTCTTGGACTAGACAAATGTGTAAATATGGAGATTTTTTCTTGAAGTTAGAAATTGCTGAAAAATTTGGTGTATATAATGTTATACCTTACACAGCATATCATATTATGCGTCAAGAAAATTATGATCCACAAAACCCAACATCAATAAGATATAGATTTAGTCCTGATGGATATGTTGGTGGCACCGGTGGATATACTGTTCCAAATCAAAAACAAGATGATACAAGCGGGATATATTTTGATAATTACGAAATGGCCCACTTCCGTTTATTAACTGATGTTAACTATTTACCTTATGGTCGTTCATATTTAGAACCTGCTCGTAAATTATTTAAACAATATGTGTTAATGGAAGATGCTATGTTAATTCATAGAATATCTCGTGCTCCAGAAAAACGTATTTTTTATATAAATGTTGGTTCTATTCCTCCAAATGAAGTGGAAAATTTCATGAAGAAAACAATTACAACAATGAAAAAAACGCCTTACATTGACCAAAATACAGGTGAATATAATTTAAAATACAACATGCAAAACATGTTAGAAGATTTCTATATTCCTGTTCGTGGTAATGATAGTGCTACTAAAATTGAAACTACTAAAGGTTTAGAATACAATGGTATTGAAGACGTAAATTATTTAAGAGATAAATTATTTGCTGCTTTAAAAGTGCCAAAAGCATTTATGGGTTACGAAAAAGATTTAACTGGTAAAGCAACATTAGCAGCTGAAGATATTCGTTTTGCTCGTACAATTGATAGAATTCAACGTATATTGTTATCTGAATTGTATAAAATAGCTTTAGTACATTTATATGTTCAAGGATATAAAGGTGAAACATTAACTAATTTTGAATTATCATTAACTACTCCATCTATCATTTATGATCAAGAAAGAATAGCACTAATGAAAGAAAAAGTTGATTTAGCTAAAAATATAATGGAAGCCCAATTATTACCTACAGATTGGATTTACCATAATATATTCCACTTTAGTGAAGATCAATATGATGAATATAGAGATTTAATTTTACAAGATGCTAAACGTAAATTCAGATTAGGTCAAGTAACTGAAGAAGGAAATGATCCATTAGAAACCGGTAAATCATATGGTACACCACACGATCTAGCAGCATTATACGGTAAAGGACGTATGGTTTCTGATCCTGGAAATGTACCAGCTGGATACAATAAAGATATAGAGTTGGGTCGTCCTGAAGAAAAAGTAACCAATATTAATACTCAACAAAATGCTTTTGGAAAAGATAGATTAGGTAAAAAAAGTATGAAGGTAGATGATCAACCGGATTTCAATAGCAGATCGTTAAATGAAAATACTTATTTAAAAAATAAACAATTTGTTGATGAAATTGGAAAAAAATTAGTATTTCAAACAGATAAGGCAAAAGAATCGTTACTTAACGAAAATCAATTGCGAGATTAATCTATTTTTATATATTTATAAATAAAACCACAATCTAGAGATGTTAGTAAAACATTCAAAATTTAAGAACACGGGTATCCTTTTTGAACTTTTAGTTAGACAGATAACCACAGATACTTTATCTAATAAAGAATCTCAATCCCTTAATATTTTAAAAAAATATTTTAGTAAAACTGAATTAGGACGTGAATACAAGTTGTATGAAAGCTTACTTAAACGTACCAACTTAACTGAAGGTAAAGCAGATATCATTATCAATACAGTTCTAGAAAGTGCTAAACAATTAAACAAATCTGCACTTAAAAGACAAAAATATAATTTAATTAAAGAAATTAAAACTAAATATAATTTAGAAGAATTCTTTAAAACTAAATTACCTCATTACAAAGCTCAAGCAGCTATATATACACTAATCGAATCAACTGAAAATAGATCAGTACCTACTGAACAAATAATTACTAATAAATTAGTTATATTAGAGCATTTAACTTCTACTACTACTAAAAAAGAAAATAAATCTGATGAAGTAATTAATGAGTTAAATAATGTAGATAAAGATACTCGTATATTAACTTATAAAATATTATTAGAAAAATTTAATTCAAAATACGCTAATTTTAGTATTACTAAAAAAGCTATATTAAAAGAATTTATTAATAGTGTAGATAACCCAGTTAAATTAAAAGAATTTTATAATATTAAAGTAAGTGAATTAAAAAATGAACTTAATATTCTAAATAAAAAAACCAAAAACGATGTTACTAAAATTAAACTAAATGAAACAATAAACATTTTAGTTGGATTAGGTAAAAAAGATAAGATCAACAATGATCATATAGTTAATTTATTACAGTATTGTGATTTATTAGAAGAATTAAAACAAATAAATGGAAGATAAGGATAAAGAAGAAATTCAAGGATTTAAAACTAAATTAACAGGTGTAGATCCTGAGACAGGTAAAATGTCTTGGGATGTTTCTTATCAACCTGACTATGAAGTAACTTTTAAGGCTTTTAAAGATCTTTTTAAAAAATATAAAAAATTCTCTGAACATCCTGAAGTTAGAAAAGATCAAAAATTTCTTGAATTATATAAAGGAATAAACTATCTATACAATCAATTTAGAACCCATTTACGTACTAATTACCCTAAAAAATATAACCAGTTAAAATCTTTAGATGAAAATCAAATTAAAGATCTTATTCATGCTAAATTAAAGGAAATGAGTGCTACAGGAGCTGGTGCAGGTGCAGGACATTTTGAACCGGGTACTGGTGCTAATTACGCTACACCCAACGCATTTAATCCAAATAAAAAAGCTAAAGGTGCTCAAAACATTTATTACTATAAATTAGGTTGGAAACCAGTAAACGCTAAAGCATTACATGCTAAAGCTAAAGGTATTGAACATAAAGATTTATGGAAAGAAAATATAGAAAAAGAAACTTGGATTAATTTTATTGGCGACCCAAAACTAAAAGAAAAGGTTGAACAAGAAGTTAAATACTATGATGAAATAGAAAGTAAATTAAATACTTTATTACCATTATTAAAAAAAATAAAAGCTGAAACCATTCAAACTCTCCAAGACAATCCACAATCAGCATACAGCCCTGAATATGGTGCGGATATGGCCGTAGAATATTTAAATGATATAATAACTTTATTTTCAAAAAAATCAAGAATAAAATAACATGACACTACAAGAACATTATAACGCAATTAAAAATGGTAAAGGAAATAAAGACCAATTTTTAAAACAAGCTAGACAATTATTTCCACAGTACTTGAATCAATATTCTGATTTCAATACTGCTACAAATGTATTAAAATCAAAACAAATCATTAGTGAAAATATTGCTGGTGGTGTTGTTACTAAAGGCTTTGATATATTTGATTGGAAAAAGATTTTAGCTGAAGAAGCAAAAGCTGAAGAAAAAGAAACATCTAAAGAAGTTAAAGATGCTCAAAAGTATGCCTACGATAATACAGACATGAAAAACGCTGATAACATTAATTTTAATGAAATCATGAAAGGTTTTTATGCTGAATTAAAAGACCCAAAAAACCACGATAAAACAAGTGAAGAAATTAAAGCTATGGTTGTTAAAAACTTAGCTAAAGATCCTTTATTTTATACTAAAGATGGTGAATTTGGAGTTAAAGGTGTAGGATATACAACTGAAGCTCCAGGTTTAGGTACACCTAAAGAACCAAAAGGAAAACACAAATCTTCAGGATATGGTGATATTGAAAAAGAAGTAAAAGTAAAAGCAAACGTTCAAGACTCATTAGGTGATAAAGAAGCAAAAACTTCTGATCCTAAAAAAGTTAAAGAAATGACTACAACACCTCAAAACTCTGCTGGTGTTAAAAAAATGAAAATGCCTGGCGCTGAAAAAAAAATTAAATTGAAAGAATCAATTGATGAAATAGGAATGTTTCATGATCCTATGGGATATTCAAGTTCTAAAGATAGTGAAGATAAACAAGCAGTAAAAGATGTTTTAGATCTTATTGCTAATGGAACAAGTGAAGAAGAAGCTATTGAACAAACAGCAGAAAAATATGGTTTATATTCTAGTTATTTAACAAAGAAATATAATTTTCTTAAAGATAAATTAGAAGAAGCAATGGTTCAAGGACCTATTGTAAATCCTAAAGGTGGTGGAGGAGGAAAACAAAAAGCTCCAAGAGCAGTATTTTTATCTAAAGAAGTAGTTGATCAAATAAATGATAAATTCCCAGGCAGTATTAAATTATTATCTAAAGGTAAAGAAGCTTCAATGTTTATTTCTCAATTATTTGCTATTGCATTAGGTGCGCTTTCTAGAGGTAGATATTCACCTGACACAGAACGTAAAAAACCTGAATTAGCTAAATTTGTTGCTGATGTAATTCCTACATTAATTAGAGGAAAAATTAAAAAGGAATTAGTTGCTAAACCAACAGATATAGCAGGAAGCCAAATGCATTATGTAAAATTAAAATTAGTTCCTAAAAACGACGGAACTGGATATTGGATTCCATTAATGGGAGAATTTGATCCTTTAATGACAGAAGCAGAACAAAAATTGCGTTCTATAATTTCTCAAATTATTAAAGAAAGTGAAGAAAGTGAAGAAGACGATGATTTATTTAATACTAGAAAAGAAGCAGAAGAATTAGCAATGGATTTATCTCGTTTTAAGAAAAACGAAATTTATTATGTTGAAGAAGAAAATGGTAAATATAAAGCTGTAGAAAGTATGTATGACGAACCACCAAGAGGTGTATATTTTCAAAACGGAAATAGAAAAGGAGGCTTATACATGCCATCACCCGGAAATGACCCAGGAAATGTAGGTGAATCTAAATTACGTTCTATCATTTCTCAAATTATTAAAGAAGAATTAGATGGATTTAATAATTGGAAAAAAAAACTATACAACTTAGTGATGAATAAAGCTAATCTTAATGCAGATGAAATTGCTATAGATGATACTGAAATAGAAAAATACTACAATGAAGGAAAAACCCCATCAGAAGTATATTTTGATATTTGGTTACAGGATGCTGGAAATTTTTATAAAATATCTTCTGAATAAAACATGAATAATATGAAATCTCTATTAATAGAAACACGTTCATTTAATGTATCACCTGGAGCTCTTACCGAAGTACGTAAGAGCCCAAGTGGTAACTTAATTGTTGAAGGTCCATTAGCTACTGTTGAAATTAAAAATGGCAACGGAAGATATTACTCAAAAGATTTATGGGAACGTGAAATAAGTAAATACATGACTCTAGTTAAAGAAAGAAGAGCATGCGGTGAATTAGACCACCCAGACTCTCAAGTAATTAACTTAAAAAATGTATCCCATAACATTG